CCGTATAAAGAGCCATCTTCGACCTTATTACAGATGCTAGGCGTCCTTGTAGAGAGCGGTAGACGTTTTGCGGCAGTGACTGACCTTACAGTAGGTGAAGGTAGTCAGGCGAACCCTGTAGGCACAACAGTAGCCCTTTTAGAACAGGGAACAAAGATTCTATCTGCAATACATAAGCGATTGCATTACGCTCAACGTCAAGAATTACGAATATTAGCAGAAGTTATTAAGAATTATTTGCCTAATGAATATCCTTATCAAGTTCCTAACGCTAATGCTCAAGTAAAAGTAGATGACTTCGACGATAGAATTGATGTTGTTCCTGTTAGTGATCCTGCTATGTTTAGCATGAGTCAGAGAGTAACAATAGCCCAAACTCAACTACAATTAGCTCAAGCAGCTCCTCAAATACATGACTTACATGAAGCGTATAGACGTATGTATTCTGCATTGGGTATACAAAATATAGATGATTTGTTACCTCCAAAAGATGAGGCGATGCCTAAAGATCCTGTAAGTGAGAATATAGATTCACTAATAGGTAAACCTCTAAAAGCGTTTCAAAGTCAAAACCATGATGCGCATGTAGCTACTCATTCAGCTTTTTTACAAGACCCTAATATACAAAAGAACCAGATTGCTAGTTCAGTATTGATGGCACATATGCAAGAACATCTTGGTATGAAGTATAAGCAACAAGTTGAGCAAATACTTGGAAGACCTTTGCCACCTGAAGGAATGGTAATGGATCCAGAACAAGAGGCAGCTTTAGCGGAGGCAACTGCGATGGCAACACAGCAAATATCTCAAATGGCGCAACAAGCCGCTGGCACAGGTCAAGCTGATCCTATTGTACAGCTAAAACAACAAGAGCTTCAGATCCAACAAGCGGAAGTACAACGTAAAGCTATGGCCGATCAACAAAAAGCTCAACTTGAAGCCGCTAAACTACAACAAGATGCTGCTCTTAAGAGGGCTGAAATATCTTCAGACGAGGATATTGCTGCGCTTCGCGCTAACGTAACTATGGCAACGAGGAAAAGATAAATGAGTAATACACGTGTTAAAGAGCTTTTAGAAAAAATTGCTACTGAAACTGATCCTGATAAGTTGGATATATTACGATTCGATCTAACAGAAGCCATGGGTCAAAAAGATAAAGGCATCAAAAAACGTAAAAGAGGTGGGTCAGAAATGACCGATAAGCAAAAGAAATTTGCAGCTTTAGCACCCCCTAGAGATAAAATTACCTATGCAGATAAGATTGCAGGTGCTACAGGTAAAGTGAAAAAAGCGAGAGGCGGCGGCTATGGCGGTGGCGGCGGTGGAGACGAAGTTTTAGCCGCACGTCGTTGTAAGGGCGGTGGTATCGCTATAAAAGGTACAGACTTTAAAGGCACTTTTTAAATGGATTTAGTTTCATATCTTTTAGGTAAGGTAGAAAAAAGACAGACAGAGATAAGCGAAACTTTGATGTCTAATGGCGTAAAGAACATGGAAGAGTATAAACATTACATGGGTCAAGTCTACGCTTTAGGAGAAATGGAACAAATTTTAAAAGAAACTAGAAATAGATTGGAGAAAGACGACGATGAATAAAAGGTTATTCGTTCCTGACCACATCCTTGAAAAGGAAAAGGAACGCCGAGCTTCAGCTAAAATCTCTGAAGTATCGTCTAATCGGTTTGATCCTACGCAATTTTTGCCAGATCAAGAAAATGAAGATTCAGCCTCTGCTTTAGAAAAACTTCCAAAGCCAACAGGGTGGAGAATCTTAATCCTTCCGTATACACCATCTAAAGAAACTAAAGGTGGTATTCTTCTCGCGGATGAAACGGTTGAACGTAATCGGCTTGCTACTAATGTAGGTTATGTGGTCAGTCTTGGTCCCGATGCATATAAAGATGAAAATAAGTTTCCTGATGGCCCTTGGTGTAAAGAGGGCGATTGGGTTCTTATTGGAAGATATGCTGGTTCTCGTTTTAAAATAGATGGAGCTGAACCTCGTATTCTTAACGATGACGAGATTATTGCTACCATCAGTGATCCTCGCGATATAATGGTTGTATAGGAGAGATAAATGGCCGAAGCGCAAGAAAAGAAGCAGGAAGACCTCTTTGAAGAAAAAGAGGAAATAAATGTTGAAGTAGAAGAAGAATCTACAGAAGAAGCACCTGTTGCAGCTTCTGAAGAAACTTCTGAAGAGCATGAGCAATACTCTGAAGGCGTTAAAAAACGTATTGATCGTTTAACTTATAAAATGAGAGAAGCAGAAAGACGCGAACAAGCCGCGATAGAGTATGCTAAAAAGTTAAAAGAAGATAACGATAAGCTCTCAACAAATTACAGTCAAGCTAGTACGACTCTTGTTAATGAAACAGGAGGACGTATTAAGAGCGAGTTAGCTGAAGCTAAACGAGCTTTAAAAGCCGCTTATGAAGAAGGCGATTCAGAAGCTATGGCTGATGCTCAAGAAATGGTAGCTAAGTTAAGCGTCCAAAATGATAGAATCGCGCAACAGCAAGCAAGATTAGAGGCAAGAGAAAAAGAAGTTTCAGAACAAACTTCTAATCCTCAGCCTCAGCAAACCGTTGCTCAGCCTCAACCACAGGTCGATCCAAGGGCTGAAAAATGGGCAAATGAGAACGAATGGTTTGGAAAAGATGAAGCAATGACCTTTACAGCGTTCTCAATTCATCGTAAACTGATCGAAGAAGAGGGGTTTGACCCCTCATCAGAAGACTATTATGACGAAATTAATAATAGACTTCGTAAGGAATTCCCTCATAAGTTTGAGGGTCAAAAATCAGAGGGCAGTCGGAAACCCGTCCAGACCGTTGCTCCTGCTTCTCGAAATGTAAAAACTGGACGCAAGACTGTTCGTTTGACTCAAAGTCAAGTGGCCATTGCTAAAAAACTCGGCGTTCCCCTAGAGGAATATGCGAGACACGTGAAGGAGGCTTAGTATGTCTGAAATTTCAAATAGAACTCCTCGCGCTGCTGAAACCCGCTCAAAGCAAGAGCGCAGAAAGCCTTGGAGACCATCCTCATCTCTTGATGCACCAACGCCGCCTGAAGGCTATAAATTCAGATGGATTCGTACAGAAACTCGCGGTTATGAAGATCGTAAAAATGTTTCTGGTCGTATCCGAGAGGGGTATGAACCTGTTCGCGCAGAGGATTATCCAGACTTCGATGCTCCGACTATTGAAGACGGAAAGCATGCTGGAGTCATTGGTGTCGGAGGTTTGATGTTGGCAAAGGTGCCAGAGGAAATTGCTGAAAGTCGTCAGGAGTATTTTGAGGCGCAAACTGCGGATCAAATGACGGCTGTAGACAATGACCTTATGAAGGAACAGCATCCTTCAATGCCGATTACAAAAGATCGGCAATCTCGTGTAACCTTTGGTGGTCCGAACACTAAGTAGGCCACTTTTGTAACCTATGGAAGGTAGAAGAAAATGGCAAATAAAGACGCCGCTTTTGGACTAAAGCCTGTCCGTATGCTCAGTGGAGTTTCTAACTTTACTACAAACGAATATCCTATTGCGTCTGGAGCAACTGGTCCTATTTATCAGGGCATGCTTGTAATCATGGATGCAGGTGGTGGGGGAGATATTCTTCCTGGAACCAACACTGCAGATGATAGTGTAGGTGTATTCAACGGTTGTAGCTACACTGATCCTACGACTAAGAAGAAAATCTTTAGCAATTTTTATCCTGGAAGTATTTCTGCGGATGATATCGTTGCTCAAGTT